GTTTGCCCTGTCATAGTCCTCCGTGTCATATCTTGAGTCAGAGTAACCAAAGCAGAAATCTTTTTTAATGTTCTGCTTCTCAATCGGGATCAGCTCACCGCTGGGTAATACTGCCAGAGCTGCCGTCTTTTTTACACAATACTCGGACATGTGCGCGTCGCCTTTCCAAACATCACGGCTGTATATCTCATACAGGCGCGTTTTTTGCTCTTTGGTTATCATGGTTATATCTCCTTCCTTTTCTTTGCTACCCCGCCCAAATCGGGCGGACGCTCCCGGCCTAAAGCCTCGCCGCATAAGCGGCCCCGCCGGGACGGGTTTATATTTCCGCTGTGATAACGTTTTTCCATTCGTCAGCAGGACACCAGAAAACAGACATTTTGCGCGGCGCTGCGTCCACACAAATAACATTGCCGCAAGTCTTGATTGAAAACCAGCAGTGCTTTTCTTCCCGTGTCTTTTTGAGAAGCTTGTTAAATATCGCCGTCGGGATGCAGAAATGATATTTCAGGAATTGCGCTATTTCTTTTTGCGTCGCCGTGTCGCTGAAACTGTAATCTTTATCGTGCGTGATTTTCACTGTTTCCGGCCTCCTTTCTTTTCCTTCAGTGGCTCCGTCTGATCGAACGTAAAGAAAAACGCTGTTTTCATGTAGCATTTGCCGCCGTCGCCGTCCGCTTCAATCTCCGCTTTCCCGTCGTCGGTTTTCTTACCGCCGCAATACTTCCATATCTGGATTTTAGCGCGGCACTTCTCACCGCGCTTGACTTGCCGCCCCAGCTCCTGCCAGGTTGCGTAGGTGTGCAGCGCTTCCGGCTCCTCCAGCTCATGGCGCTCTCCGCTTTCGTCTTCAAATTGGAAAATGCGCCCGGTGCCTTTAATCACGCCGTCCTGCATGAGCTGTACAGAAGCGTTGAAAATAATCTGTGCATTTGTCATAGTGTTTTGTCCTCCCTTTTTATTGCAGAAATACGGTTTTCCCAGTGTAGATGTTCGCGCACAAGTCAGCACTCGAAAAGCTGTCATGATGTGATGTTGCTATCCAGTCGCCGCGAAGTAAACAGAAGTTTGAAATCGCGACACAATTCTCGGCCCTGATTGACTTCGTTAGAATTTTCATGTTCAGGCCATCCTGCATCTCGCAAGCTCCGCCACCCAGAACATGATTAAAAATTGCTTTTGCGGCTTCCTTCTGACGTTCCCGGATGATTTTATAGGCTCTTTCTGCCCGCCTAGAATCGTCAAAAAAGCATTTCAGACAAGCGTTATGCGCGTCTGGGATGTATACGCTCTGCATGGTTTTTCCCTCCTTTGGCTTCCTGTGACGCCTCGCGGCGTTTCGGCCAGGTGCCGCCCGGCCATCGTCAGACAGGATAGAATTAAAATCTTACTTGATACACCGCTCCACCATTCCAGCTTTCACCGGCGTAGCGGATTAGCCTATAATCTTCCATTAAGAAGACTTCTTCCTTGCTGGTCAAGCATTCAAGGGTGAGCTGATGCAGTTCAAAAGTTGGATTCTTTTCAAACCGGAAAAGCTCCTGCATCACTTTGTTGTGCGCTGCCTGTGCGCGTTCGCGATCCGTCATTTTTTATCCCTCCTGTTTTAGCGTGTCCGGGCTTGTGACCGGCCTGCCGCATTAAACGCGCCGGAGCGCGTCCACTCTGCGATTATTTGTTTTCAATTTCTCTTTCCATTGCCAGAAGCGCCGCGCCGATTTCCCTTATTTGCGCTTCGTACTCTTCAATTTTCGCGTCCGCAATCGGGGAAGCCTTGCCGCGCATGTTCAAGTCTTTTTTGCGGTCTATCTCGCGCTGCTGACGTGCCAGAAGAGCGCCCCATGCAAGATTTAATACATCGTGTTCAGAAATAGTCTTGTATTCCATGTTTCCATCCTCCAATATTTTTGTATTTAGGCATTCATTCAGACAGCTAATTTATAACTGCCTGAATCAGTGCCGAAACACTGATTTATTCCCCGGCTTTTTAGTTGCTGTCGCTTGTGTTTCCTGTCGTGTACTCTGTACATGCGATCAGGCAAGCCGCTTTTCAAGTCCTACATGGAATAAGATTTATTATCTCCGGCCCATATTGCTATGGGAGACGCCGTTTATCATGGCCTCAAGTCTTTACTACCATGACGATTTACGGACTCGCACAGCGTTTATATTCATTGTCCATTAACGTCGTTCGTTCGATGGTACGCTGTCAACCGTTCCGGCCTTCCGTCGATTCTATCGCGCTGCGACTGCGGATATTTTCACGCTTTTTCTTGCGCTTCCGTACATGCCCAGAAGAGGCAGAGGAGGGCGGATTATTATTTAAGGACGTATAGCCTCATTAAGGCGTCCGGACTATTTACGCAAGTCTTTAGCGGCATTTCCCTGTGAGGCAGTTAATGCTTACACCTGTTTTTATCCACGCTGGGAACGTATAAGAGACGGGATATGCTATGCTGTGATATATTGTAATAAGCTCTTGCCACTACATGCACACGTCATGGCGCGCATGTATTCAATACTCCGCCGACGATTGATTATTCCCTTCCTGGACATGTCAACAGGTCAGTTTATCGTATCCTCAAAGCGTTTCGGGCTGTGGCCTGTATTTAATTTTCAAGGTGCCTTGTCTTTCTTGACTGTCTGTATGATAGCATATGTGCAACCATACGTCAATGACGGAATATTGCACAAATAATCAATGCAGTTTTAGTGCATTATCACAAGTACACTTTACCCTGTTTTGTAAAGCATTGTTTTAATCGGCTCAAATTTGTGTTTTAAGCGCGTCTTGTGTTCAGACGTCAAATTATATTGCCTTGCCTGCTATCGTTTCATACGCGCCAATTTTGGCGGCATGTTTTGAGCGTGGGAAGATATGCTATATCGCAATCGGATATTTTCGGCCTTGCCTGGATCGCCGGCAGCTTTTCTGATCATGTGCGGCAGCTATACCAATACGCGCAAGGCACCCGAGTATCTATCTTGTGTTTCGGATTATGCTATCTAATCCGGCAGATTAGATGTGATGATTTGCAAGACAAGATGATATGATATGCTATCGAGCGAATTACAATCAAATGCGAATTGCAAATAATTGTTATACGGTTAAACCCTCGAATGTTTCTTGTCTGTCAAACACGGACTACTGTCTTTCACTCGCGGACTACGCCTGTTAGTTGTAGATATACCCTGTTTAACCATGTTTTCCACGCTTGTTTGGCGTAATACATAGCGTTATAGGAATTACCAGATTTTAGGAAGATTTGAGCATGGTTTGGAAAACTGCCGATTTAATGTGAATATTGGTACTTTCAAAGCATGTTTCTAATGTGAAAATGTCGTATAATCTATATTGACCGACATTCTCCCGCCCGTTCCGTGTATCGCGGACACCTGCCCGCGGGGTACGGACACCTTGGTCTTGGACGGGGTTACACCTCCAAATAGTTCCGCAGCAAAAAAATGACACTCAAAAATTTTTCCGAAGCCTAAAAAGAGCTTCCATATATTTCCAGCTTGAAAATACGAAACTGCCGAAAAAGTTCACGCTGTTTTGACGAAACCCCGTATTTTGCGGTACTCGGTCTTACAAACACGCTCAAAAAGTTCTCAAATTTGAGTATGACATATTTTTAACATATAAGTGTAACAGGGCGAAACGAGGTCAACGGACTACGCATAAAACTAAAGGAGTATATATAATATATAATATCTTTAGGTACTAAAGTATTATATATTATATATACTCCTTTACTCTGGCGTGAAAATTTTGAGCTTTTCGACTTGCTGCAAAAATCTGAGTTTACGAAATATTTTGATTGTATTAAATGCCGTTTTATGGTATAATTAGTGTGACAAGTAATCAGAGGGGGCGTTACTATCAGCGTATTAGACCTTGTAGAACCTGCGTTTAAGCGTGACTTGTCGGATGCAGATGCGCTGCGTGACGCTTTTGAGCTTTTGAGACTGGTAGATGGCATAGACTTCAAGCTTGCTCATGAGAAGAACAGGCTGGTGTATAATCTTGCTGGCAAGTATGCAAGAGAGCAAAACAGCAGTAAGATGTTTGACATATACCAGGATGCTATGCTGTTTGAAGCTCCGCATGACTTTGACTTCTTCATGTTGGCATTGGAGAGAAACAGGCCGCTCAAGGAGCAGTTTTGGAGGCCACGCAGGAAGAAGCTCATGCACATTTGCAAGGCTTTACAGGATTTGCACGATGATAAACTGGACGAATTGTTTTTGTCAGCGCCACCGCGTGTCGGTAAAACAGCTATTGTCCAGATGTTCACGCTCTTTGAGATGGGGAATAACACCGAAAAGAGCAATCTGTACTGTTCGTTCTCTGGGAAGCCTGTTGACACGTTCTATAACGGCTTGCTTGAGGTTTTGAAAGACCCTGACACGTATGCGTACAATGATATATTCCCAGATGTTAGGATAGCGTCTACAAATGCTCTTGACGGCATTGTGGACTTGAACCGCAAGAAGAAATACCCGTCTTTCACTGGCAGACCGATAGGCGGTTCCCTGAACGGATCGTGTGACTGTAATGGGCTGATTATCGGTGATGACTTGTGCGAAGGTATCGAGACAGCGGCAAGCGGAGTGCGCCTTGCAAGTTTATGGGCAAAAGTCGATAACAACTTGCTCACCCGTGCGAAAGAACATTGCAAGAAGCTCTGGATTGGAACAAGATGGGCTATTACAGACCCAGAAGGTATAAGATTAGATATTCTTGAAAACGAATCTGAGTACAAGAATGTCAGATGGCGCGTACTGAATACTCCTGCGCTCGATGAAAACGATGAATCCAATTTCGATTATGATTTTGGCGTCGGATTTTCCACTGACTACTTTAGGCAGCGCAGAGCGTCATTTGAGCGTAATTCTGATATGGCGTCGTGGGTCGCTCAATATATGGGGCAGCCTATACTCAGAGATGGTACTGTTTTTGACCCGGCAGAAATGCGGTACTATAACGGCATATTACCGGAAACAGAGCCTGACAGAGTCTTCCTAATAGCCGATCCGGCCTTCGGAGGCAATGACTATGTTGCTGCCACGGTGTGCTATCAATACGGAGAAGATATATTTGTGCCTGCCGTCGTGTATAACAATGGTGATAAGTCAGTAACACAGCCGTTGATTATTGACAAGATTAAGCGTTACAATGTAACTGCCGCTAAAATTGAGGGCACAAAAACGACTGCTCAATACGGGCAAGACATAGACGATTCCTTGCGCAAAGACGGAATACGCATAAACATTCAAGTCAATACATCTCACTGGTCTGTGCAAGGCAAGCGTGACCGTATCATAGCCGCTGCACCAGACATTAAGACACATTATGTGTTTTTGGCAGAAGGTTTAAGGGACAAAGAGTATAGCCAGTTCATGCAAAACGTGTACTCTTTTGCTTACATGATGAAGAAAAATGCTCACGATGACGCTCCTGACTGTCTTAGCATGGGAATTGACTTTGTTTACCACGGCATAAGTAAAGCCGTAGCCATGAGAAGCCCATTCAGCCGATAAAAAAAGAGTTCCCGCAAAGGAAACTCTTACATTTTTTGCGTATTGTAAATTGACAAAATTTCATTATTGACATAAAATAAAAGATTTGCTATAATACATGCGTATAGGATAAAGTCTATACATCGTTCCTTGACTGTGAACGACGGTTCCCGCTGACCGCTAACAGCGGGTGAACTTAAAAAATGGAGGGCATACATGGCAAAGCTTGGTCTTTCCTCTCCTTGGATGATTTTCTATCACAAGGTTGAAGCTCTTTTTGCAAAGGATAACGAAGTAAAGGTTATCTACGATGAAGCCAACAGAGCTATCAACCTGTACGTTGATAATGCTGCAAAGGCAGATGTTCTTGCAAAGCATATTCCCGAAGTGAAGAAATTCGGGCGCGTTGATCTCAAAATCAATGTGATTCCTGCTAACGGAGCTAATGCTACTGGCGATTTTGCAAGCCTATTTGAGAACAACGGCGCTGTTTCTTTCGTCAAGACTGTTGACAGCATTGGTTGGAAGTGCCAGTACGTTGTGTTCAAGAAAGAGGTTGTTCAGTTCTTCACTGATGACCTTGGCGATTACAACGGCTATCACTCTACGCTGTATGAAGACATTGCGAGAGAGATATTTGAAAATACCGAAGGTGTGTTTTTCTGCACTGATACCCAAAACAGCGTAACATTTATGTCGCCGCTTGGCGAATGGCCTTGATGTTTTCCACGAAAGCGGTTAAACATAGAGTGGAGCAAAGAGACGGACGGTGTAAACCGTGACTGCGAAATGCCCACTTGCCACGCCGCTCCGAAGCCTCACGTTATGCGCGGGGTACTTATGTAGGTGCGGCCTGACATTATAAACTGGATTGGTGTAAAGGCAGCACGAAAGGCTTTGAACCTTTAGGACGTGGGTCAGTACCACGATTCAGCGCCAGCTTGTGTTTTTTCTCTCATTTTCCGGTTCACGGCATGAGCATCATCTTGGATGGTGTTGAGCTGAAAAATCGTGCCGCTGGTGTAAATCCAGCAAACAACTATATAGCGCCCGAAGGCACACCGGGCGCACTACGCCGCTTTAGCTCAACGGAAGAGCATACGACCTATAATCGTAAGACAAATGTCCGACACATTTAGGCGGCACCAAGCATTGTGAGCCTCCTTCAAAGTAAATTCCCCACGGGTTGAGCGCAGCGGCGTAAGGGATGGAAGAATCAACCGCCGTGAAAATCGGCAGATATAAACAATGAGGTAAATATGCTTCAACTGACAGCAGAGCAAGTAATCCAGATTCAAAACGCATTGAACGGCGATAAGCGCAAGGAAGTTGTGGTTAAAGTCGAAAATGGGCATATAGTTGTACTATGCGTACAAAAGAAGCGAATTGCTTAATATACTGATTGCGCTCTGCCACAGGGCGGGGAAAAGAGAGCCACAGGGCTAACTTGTAAGATATTCTTATGAGTTAGTCCTTTTTCTATTTTTCGGGGGTGTATACGTGGACGAAAAAAAAGTCGAACTTCAAGGCATAAAAAGCTCAAATGAGGATAACGTATACACTAATACGCCTATGGAACTTCACGGCAGGCGCAAACTGTTCACGAACGAAAGAATTATCACGAAAGATAACGTGATTCAAGTTCTTAACGCTCTGCTGCCGCGACATATGCGTAATCGTTCAGAGGAAGTATATCTTGAGAAGTACGGCAGAGGCATTCAGCCTATTCTTAATCGTTATAAAAAGTACAACTCTGAGGTAAACAACAAGATTTGCGCAAATATCGCAAACCAGATTGTTACGTTCAAGAAAGCCGAGTTTGCAGGGAAACCTATTCAGTATGTTTCCCGTGGCAACAAGAAAAGCATACCGAAAAAAGTTGAAAAGCTTAACTCGATGATGCTGTCCGAGGGCAAGCAAAGCAAAGACATGGAGCTTGCCTATTGGATGTTCACTTGCGGCGTAGGGTACAGGCTTGTTTTGAATGACAAGGCGCTTTCTGTACTCAGGAAAGAGCTTTACGACGAAGCGCCGTTTGAAATCTATATTCTTGACCCGCGCAACACTTTTGCGATCAGGACGAACGATGTTACGCAAAGAATCATTGCCGGAGTAACGTATGTATTCCTTGACGAGCTTCAAAATGAAGTGGAATACACAGTTTATACCGCGAATGAGGTTTTTACCATACGCGGTACTACGTTAAACGCTTCTAATATCGTCAGGATGGCAGTTCACAATATAGGCATTGTTCCGCTTCTTGAGTACCCTTGCAACAGCGTTTACATGGGCGCATTTGAAGTAGTCCTCCCCCTTCTGGACGCTTACAACACGACCATGAGCAACAGGCTTGATGGAATTGAACAATTCATTCAAGCGTTGATGGTCTTTGAGGGCGTAGATGTAAGCCAGGAGACACTTGACGAGGCTAAGTCAACCGGGGCAATTAAACTGCCGCCTACGATGGATGGCAGAAGCGGACACTTGTATTACCTTAATGAGCAGCTTGACCAGAGTCAGACACAGACGCTTGTAGACGATATTTACCAGACGATTCTTCAAATTGTCGGTATGCCGTCACAAGGCAACGCGAATACATCTGACAGTTCCAATAACGGCGCTGTCATTATGAAGAACGGATGGTGGAACTCTGAGGCAAGACGGCTTGAAACAGTCGGCATGTGGAAAGAAGCAGAGACTAATTTCCTCAAGATTGCCTTAAAGATTTGTGCAGATTCGGATGCTTTGACAGGCATCTCTGTTTCTGACGTAGAGCCTAAATTTGCGGCAAACAACTATGAGGATTTGCTTGTCAAAACTCAATCATTTTCTACTCTGCGTACTTCTGGCTGTTCACCGCTGCAAGCGTTCAAGTATTCGCACTTGGGCAATGACCCAGAAAGCGATGCTATTGAGTTTGAAGCATACCAAGAAACGCTTGCGGAAGATTTAGACGAATTGCCTACTCACGTTCATGCAGATGATGTTGGCGGTGAGGATGAATGAATTTTTCACTTGCTGACAAGGCAATGAAAGACATGAACCGCCGTAATTTACGGTCATTTTGTAAACTCAAACAGTTAAAGTTTGACGAACTAAACATTCTTGCGGCGGTTAATGACACATATGATAACTCGATAGCTTTGGCAAAGAAGCGGTATAAGCAGATTGCAGTTGACGCTTTCATAGAAGCTATGTTAGAGCTTTCATACAGCATGGATAGCGCTTCCAAACTTGCAGAGGAAACAATCACGGATGATTGGATTCTCGATATGTTGGAAGATTACGACACCACTACGCTGTATCAGTTTCTTCCAGAAGCTGACAGAAAAAAGCAAAGACTTGTTGAAGCTATCATTGCCACGCAGAAACCGCCTAAAGGCAAAATAAAAGGCATAGGGCCACGGCAAGAAATAGACAGAGCATTACGCATATGGACGCGGCAAGTCGCACAGTACGCCGATAGAAGCGTTGTAGACGGCACGATAGACGGCTATAAAGAAGCAGGCGTTGAAAATGTTAAATGGGTAGCTGTTGATGATGAAAAGACTTGCCCTGAGTGCAAGAAACTGAATGGCAAGATATTTCCTATTGATAACGTTCCTGCCAGACCGCATTACGCTTGCAGATGCCGATTGGAGATTGCATGAGACTTGATTTAATCGTCCCGCATTACAAAGAGCCGTGGGAAACGTGCAAGTATCTGTTTGATACGATTGCGACACAGCGCGGTATCTTCTTTGATAACATCCGCGTGATCGTTGTGAACGACGGAGATTGTGTTTTAAGCGACAATTGTTTCAATGGCTACCCTTACAAGGTTGAATATCTCAAAAAGGAACATGGCGGCGTATCTGCGGCAAGGAACTACGGATTAGACCACAGCGAAGCGGACTATGTGATGTTCTGCGACATTGACGATGGTTTTCTCAATAACTACGGTCTGCATCTTATATTTTCTGCTATGCAGGAAGGGTATGATTACATTTGCTCTAACTTTGTAGAGGAAACGTACACAGACAACAACACGCAGACGATTTTCCGACATGACAACGATTTTACCTTTATGCACGGGAAAGTCTATAAGAGAAGTTTTCTTACTGGACACAATCTCCGCTTTGACCCTTCTATGACACTCCATGAGGACGGATATTTCAACACTGTGGCATTGGTGGTAGCTCAAAAAGAGGGCAAGCTAAAGTGCATTGAAACCCCGTTTTATCTGTGGCGTTGGAATGATAATTCGACCGTCAGAAGCAACAGAGAAGATTTCGTTTTGCGCACATACGAACATGTGATTCAAACAAGAATTGGGGCTTGCCAACAGCTCAAAGAACGCGGTTATGAGAATGAATACAAGACGGCTGTTTGCATGACTGTATTGAACACTTACTATG